TATTGGTGCAGCATGCCTATCTTCTACATTTCTACCTAAATCTACTAAATCATCAAATGTTGCCATAGCCTTTGATGCATATGCATCCATTTCTCTGTCAAGCTCTTCCATTCCTGTTACCATTGGAAGTGCTGCGTCGGCACGCTCGGCAATGCTTAGATCATCTTTATATTTAACTATTTCGTTTTGAGTTTCTTCAACTGTCGGTTCATCAGGTTCAACTACTGATTCTGGAAGATTTGGCATTAAATCTTCAATTTTTGGCAGATTAAATTCTTCTTCTAATTTTTTTGTCATGTTAACCTCATTATAGTAGTATTTATGCTAGTTTTCCGAACGCCCATTTACGTTCTTTACACCACCAGCATTCGCCACAATGTTTAGAAAAATCAAATGTGGCTTCTTCACAACTTCTGGTTAAAGGAAATAATGTATCAGTTAAGTTATATCTATCATATAGTTCTGCTACTATCATCTTGTCGTATTTTGCAAATGGCCTGTTAAATTTCCAAAGATCAGGTTCCATATAAAGTTCTTCAGTAGGAACTGCAACATCTGAATCTCTTTCTAAATCTCTACCGTCTGCAATATTATGTAACTCTAACTGTTCAGCTGATGGATTTGCTGTAATACCCATGTATTGAACAGAATCTTTATTATGTAGACTTTGTGTTAGACTTTCTATATCATCGCTATATGCTGTTTTATTAATATCTACTCCATTCTCGTCAGGTCCATCATTACTATTAGCAACAGGTAAACTTTCATTATGATAATGCTTATAGTCACCCAATGGATATATTTTATCTATAAACTTTACTACTTGGTTTGCAAATTCATACTGATATGGTTTAGTTGATCCTACTGTGCTTGAAATTTTAAAATTAAGTTCTGTATTATATTCATTTTTATACTTTGCTAAAAGGAACATAAGTATTGAACTATCTGCTCCTCCTGACATTTTTACAATTACATCTCTACTGCCAGGAATATATATGTTAACATCGCCTTGACTAGTAGGCTCTGTCATTGTTAAATATTCTTTGGTCATTTCTTCCTCACAATTTTGTATGCAGAATGAGATTCTATGTGTTTTTTAGTAGAGTTCCCAATTGTTGGTATCTTATACTGATCCATATATGCACTACTTAGCAATGGGTTAAACTCTAACCAAATTTCACCATTTATTTTTACAAGGTCTAAAAGTTTCTCGACTAAGTTTGAATATTGTCTGTCTGTAGAAATTGGTCCACCTGACTCGCTGTGCATTGCATTTGCATTTGCAATTATATAATCGTATTGTTCATCTTTTTTAAGTATATCAAAACTAGTGTCTAATCCTGTATATTCCCAAAATATTGGGGTTACATATGGCGAGAGCCCACAATCTATCACTTCATTTTGAGATGAATTTGTGGTAATAACTGTATTGCCTTGTTTTGTTAGATGATGACTTAAATGTCCAGATCCTGCTCCAATTTCAAGTATAAAACTATGACTTTTTATGCCTATACATTGTATTATTTCGTTAGATTCAATTTCACGCTCTTTATAGTCTACATGCCAGTCCCATACGCCTATATTGATTTGTCCTAATTTTTTGGTCATTTCTTTCTCTTCTTAGAACGAGTAGGTTTATTAAAAATTTGATGTTCGGTTATTACTCTAAAACCCATTCCTTGTTGTCTGCACCATGCTTTTGCTGATTCCCATTTAGCATGATTAACTACTGCTTGTGCTTTATCTATCTGTGTCTTGGCTTCGCCTAATGTTTGCTTTGCTGGTTTAATCTCTACCATTTCTGCATGGTTGCCGCCTTGTTTATCTTTATAAACCAAAAGCAAATCTGGAACATATGTTGATGCTTTACCTGTTAATGGATTTCTGTATGGAATTCTATGTGTTTCACTGCCCCAACCTAAAACGGCTGGGTGGTTATCACACATACGAAATACTGCTAATTCCCATCCACTTCTGTAGCGTGGTGCTTTTTTACCTAAGTATTTACCTGGGTTAGAAATCTCATATATGCCACTCATATAGTTAGGCATAAGTTACTGTCCTGAGTTTGAAGATTTTATTTCGAAGCCTTCGTATACAAAAGTTAATCTGTATTGAACTAACTGGCTGTCTGAATAATCTAGAGTATCTGCTGATATATCTGTAATAAACGGATTGTAAACAGTTATAGTGTTTATATCTGTTTTACTACCTTGTCTGATGATATTTAATGTTGTAATGTAGTTACGACTTGCTTGTAATTTAAAACCTTTAGGACCTGCAAGATGAAATACTTCATCTTGGTCATTCATTGGTCCTTCATAGTAATAGTTTGAATATTCTTTGAGGAAAGATTCAAGTGTTGCCGGGTCTCTTGTGTCATATGCAACAACAGTAATAGGAGTGTAATCATAAGTAGTTTGAACAACTTTTTTACGATTATAGGCATTCATTGTCATTGCAGACGAAGACCAGCCCGGCATTGTAATACTTGCTATCTTATCAAGCGGAACATCTCCATCTAGTGTAGTAAGACTGGCAGTAAAATTGAACTTACTTCTTGGTACACCTTTAACAATCGAGGCCTTTTGACCTTGATTGTATTTGTCATACGCATAGTTCGTTCTCATTTACTGTCCCTTCTTCACTAGAGCTAAATTAACTTAGCTCGGGTTTCTTAAGTAGTGGCTTTGCCTAGGGTATCAGTTTCTACGTTTGTGTCTGCCATGAGTGTATTAGAGGCGTTATCATAACGTATTGTTGCAGTAACCTGCACCATATCAGATGTTCCATAGTTTAGATCACCATATTGAACATTTGACAAGTAGCACCCTACTAATTCCCATGAATCTATTACCGTTGGTTTAGCTTGTCCATCTAGAGTTTCAATTAACATTGTAAATTTGTATGGATTTCCGCCGCCTGCATCGGTTCCGGTTCCTGCTGCACTTGCCGTTGCCTTTATTGCTTGGCCACCTTGTGTGCTATGATCTAATTGTTCTCTAAGTTGGTTACCAATTTTTTTAATAACGTTAGAATTCATATCGTCACGCATTACCAATGATACTGGTTCCCATGTGTGCTTACCTGCAAGGTATGTTTTTGAGTTATAAGAATCTACTATAACTTCTTCATGTGTTATTGATGGGCGTCCTATACTGATAACGTTTTGCGTTACTTCAGTGATGTTTGCAGCGTTGCCGCCTAAACCAGTAAACGATACACGAAACCTATATTGCAACTTAGGCATTAAAGTTGCATTAGCATTTTCTACCGGGACTCCAAATTGTGTTGTTACAGCCATATTGTTTTCTCCTTGTAAACTGTATAAGTTTTTCTTCTACTAGAAAAACTTAACGTTTTTCTATATATTGTATTTATCAGATTAGACAAAAAAAATAAAGGCTACTTTTAAAAAGTAGCCCTTATTCGTATCTTATTGTATGATATACAAAATATTAGCTTAATTCGCCAGTATTTACAATTCTAATTGGAATGTAAATAAACTCTGCTGACTTTGAAGGCTCAATTGCCACGTCAATCCAAAATTCGTTTGCATCAATTCTTGCTGGTGTGTTGTTTGATTCATCACATACTACTGCAAAGTCAAAAACACCTCTTGTTTCTAATATACCACTCATAAATCCATCAAATGTTGATTTAGCATTTCTGCGAGTCGCTTCATCGTTTGGTTCAAACAAGTAAGGTCTTGCAATAACTGAGAATCTTTCACGTAAGTATGCTGTTAAACGAGCAACATTAACACGATCTAATGCACTAGCTGATGGGTGTAAAGTCTTTTGACCCCACACTACAACACCTTCTGCAGGAAATCTTGCAATTGGGTTCAGTCTAGCATTATACATTGTGTCTCTGTTTCCTTGTGTAAGTGAAACTGATGTAAATTCATTTTCAGAAGTTAAATATCCAACACTTGCTGCATTTTGAACTTGACCACGTGTTAAGCCTGCTGGTGCAAACCATTGGAAGCTCACGTTATCACTGTATGCATATGTGTATAATGCCATGTGTGATGCTGGAGCAACAACGTTGTCGCCAGTTGCTGGGTTAGTTGTTAATGCATGTGGATAATAAACTGCACTATAAGTATTTTTAGTAGCTAATCCTGATTCACCGTTTGAGCTTACGCCTACTCCGTTAACCCAGTTAACTGCTTCTGTTGGAGTTACACGGAATGGAGCATCAATAATAACAAACGCTGTTTCATTGCGATTGCTGTTTAATGTTACCATTTCGTCAGTCATTTCTGGATATCCAGGTGCTGCAATTAAACTAAATGCTACTGTTTCTTGTTGTAATTCTGAACCTGATGCACTTGCTTGCATTGCCGCTACCACTACTGCTCTTTGGGCATGTCTACCAAATGAACCTGAACCATCAACTTGGTTAGAAGCATGGTTACGCCATTTCCAAGATGTTGTTAGTGATGAATTATACTTTCTAACTGTTCCGCCTGAACGACACATGTTAATACCAGTTGTTCCAACGGGGTGTAACAATGGGTCTGGAGAACCTGCTAATATAGTTGCTTCAAAGGCAGCTGCTGTTGTATCGTTGGCAGTAATATCACCAAACACAACACCTGCTGATGTTGTTTGGTCTGCGTTATCTTTCTTAACCCATGCAGCACCGTTTGAACGGTAAATTGCTGGATAGCCTGCTTCATCAGTGTCAACCCAATAGTCACCTAAGGCGCCTACTGCTGGCTCGCCTGTTGCGTATGAAACGTTAGTTACACGTTGCCATTTTTGTGTTCCACTATCGCTTGCAACTTCATAAATTGCTAATTCGTTAATGTCACCATCATGCCAAACTGTTCCATCAACTGGCGTTCCGCCTGGTTGTGTGTTTTGTCCAACTACTACTATATCAGCCCAAGCTGAGCCTGTGTATACTTGAACAGCAAGTTTATCTGTTTGGTGGTCTAACCATATATCACCTGCGGCTAATGTTCTGTCTTTAGCGCCTGTTCCGTTTTGCATTACATCAGCTGTTCCGTTTGGTGCTGAGTCTTGTGCATATGTTACTGCTTTTGCCACAAAAGAACCTGCTGCTGTTGTGTATTGTGAAACATTTAAGTTAACACCGCTACCTGGTGTAGTAGTTTTAACCCATAAGTCGCCTGCACTTGGTGAACTTGGTTCGCTGTAGTGTGGTGCAAAGTCATCAACTGCTGCTGTTGCCCATGCGCCACTGGCTTCTTTCCAATATTTAATTTCAGTATCAGCTGCACCTACGGCTACTTCTACTAAGTATCCACCTGTTACAACTGTTGAAGTTGGATTGCCTTGACCGTCTGTAATTTCTACTGTTGGTGTAACCGCTTCCCAACCTGCTGTTGTTGAGTATTTAAACAGCCCCCAGTTAGATGTGCTTGGGTTAAGCCAGTATGTGTTGTTTGCTGCAGGACCTGTTGGTGCTGAGCTTTGTGGACGTAATGATGTTAAATCAACATCTGCTCTAACAATATAAGCTGCCGAGCTTTGTCCTAAAAATGAATATGCGGCTAATAGTCCGTATTCGTTAGTTTCATCACCTTGTGCGACAGAGGCGCCTACTTTATGGAAATCAACATTACCGAAGTTTTGTGTTAATTCACGTTGTGATGTTACTAATACAGGTTTGCCTGCTTTTGATTTAACAGTTTGTGCTGCTATATCTGTTGTGCCAGTTGGGTCAACCTTGTCTTGGCCTGTCGCAATGAATAACATTGGAACTGTGCCTGTGCCAGTTGGACCGTAAACTGATTCGTCTGTGATTGTTACCTGAACTCCAGGTGAAACAAGATTTGCCATAATTTAGCTCCTTTATTAAAAACGTAGAATCGTTGTCTACTTGTATTTATGGTAGGTGCTGTAAAAAGGGGTGGTTACAGAGTTAAGTATATACTTTATAGCAGGTATTTTAGCGTTTGTTGACGTAAATCTTCCAATGTGCCGATATTGTTAATCTGTTTATCAAATGTCCAACCTGCCCAACTCCATTCACTTGGATGAACGCTTGGGTATTGTGTTTCCATTATATGTGGTGCGTGTTCTATATTTGCCTTACAAGCTGATCCCCACCATTCTGGTTCACCGTCTCGCCAAACAACTGCGGTAGTTCCACCGAAACGTTTTATTACGTTTAGTTCATTAAAGAATCTACAATCGCTTATAACAACATTCTTTTCGGCCATTGCAATTTGACGTTCACATGCTGCAACCCATATATCTGGATGAAAATGTCTACGCATAACATCTGTGCCTACTTGCTGTAGTGCTAGTCTGGGTGTGAAGTTAGGAATACTTAAACGCTCTGCCCACCATTCATCAACAGTTTCTCTCCAAACTCTGCTTTCTGGTGTATTGCCTTCTAGTAGTATTCTATCCCATTGAAATATATTAGCACATGCATCTTTTAATACACCTGCAAAACTAATACGCTGAAACCCTTCTTCGATTAAGAATCCGGCCGCTGTATCTTTGCCGTGTCCAATAAGTCCACATATACCAATTACTTTTTTCAATGAAATCTCCTAT